TGCGAGTGCGTTCTTCACAGCGGGTTAATCCATGCGCCAACAAAAACACGTTTGACAGCATCAGTGCACCGAAGGCGGAACACTAGATCAAATCCTCTACCTAAACGGCGATAAATGGCGCGTTTGGCGTATTCGCCGATCTTCCCAATGCTTGTCGTCTTTTCGTTGCCCCAGCTATGTCCACCGTCTTTCGAGATGAACAAGGAAAGTTGTGGATCTAGCCCGGCCTCGTTGCCAACACCTGTCTCCATATCCACCCATAAACGGCTTATTTGGATCGGCTTCTCGTCGAATATATGCCTGCCTTGGAATTCAACAGCAAAAGGAAACCCGGCATCGGTGTGTGTTGATTTGTCGTGAACGTACAACCTTCCATCTTCGAAATCGGAGACATATACGCTGCCGTTAAAAGCCACACCTATCTCACCTCGATGTCTCGCTCCCAGAGTTCCTGATGACAACTCGCTCCACAGATTCGTTACGCCGTCGTATAGCCACGTTTTGCCATCAGTCGGGAAGTTCAACTGGTAGAAAGGATGGCCGTCGTGCACATAACTGTAAGCAGTAGCGTTGTTCGTGGTGTAACCGTTTAAAAGCGTTTCTAACTCTGGATTGGAAATCGTAGCGTATTGGAATCCATCAATTCGGATAACCTTAACTTGTCCCTGCTGAGGGTTGATAGCCAGCATGACAGTCGAGGATTCTCCAAAGCGTGCCGCCGACCAGGGTGCTTCTAAACCTAACTCGATCACGCCTCCCGACACTCTCTCGTAGGGAAACGCGGCACCAGTGTTATTCCACATTTCAATTGATGATGATCCGGCTAGCAGGATCTCTGTGGAGTTGTCGAGAATTCGTAATAAATCGTCCGGTGTTTTCTCCGCTGTGGCGAAATCCAGCGCATCCCAATCGGTGCCGTCATCTGTCGCGCTTAGATAAAACTGCCCGGTTCCCGGCCTTGGAACGATAAAGAAGCCATCGTGATACACGGTAAATTCGGCGGCATCGTAGTATTGGGCATCGGTGATAGCTGCGAGCGTTGTCGAAGCGATGGTGTACGTGTATCCCGCAGTGCCATCTGTGAGATGCAACTGCCCACCAACACCACCAATCGCGCTCTGGTTGTGCGCCATGTCCACTCTGCCGGTGGTTGTCGAGAGCGTGCCTCGGCTGGTTTTAACACCTGCGCCGGTGACACTCCACAACGTGCCTCGATGGACTACGTATAAAAGCCCACCAGCCACCAACATCCCACGGATAGGCGTGTCGCCGAAATCTGCAAACAAAGCCAAGCCCACTCGCTCATGCAGCGAGATCATCGTTTTATCTTCTTGGGCCTGTATATCCATGTACAGATTCATGCGCCGCTGTGCCGACACATTCGACGACTTGCCTTGTAACCCAATCCCTATGATCGGGTATCTCATTGTCGATCAGTATTTATGTTGTAACGACTGCCGCCCAAATAGGCCGGTTCGAGTTCCGCCAACGGCTCTTTTACGTTTAGCCTTTTGACAGAGTTTGCCGACCCTCTCGCAATAGTAGCAACCTCGGGCGGTACGGCAACACCGAACAACGCGGCCAATCGAATAGCCAAGTTATAAGCGATCATCTCGCGATAACCAACAGGCACGTCCACCTCTGTATCTAACGTCGCCAACTGGCTTAATTGCTCCGGCGAATGTAAAAACACTGCCAGAGTTGACGACGGCACAGGCCAGATAAACAACGTGCCCAGCGGATAACTCGGCTCGTAATAAAGATACTCGGGAATGTCAGAACTCGATCCCTTCAGCACGATCCCGCTATACGCCGCGCGGTTTTTAAGCATTTTCAACCTATAATCCTGATTGGTGAAAATACGGATGAACGTGCTTTCGCTTATCTCCGTCGGCCTTGTTGTGTCAAAGTTCCCGCTGGCTCCAATCGTGCGGCTCTGGGTTGATGCAGGCCACGACAGTTCCTCTTCTTTTTGCGCATACAGGTACAGCCCTGGAATACTAAAAGAATCCAGCATGTCATTGAGCGCATCCAGCGAGTCAGCCATTTCCGCCGCTGTCGGCGTTTCGCCTGAGTCGATGATATGACCCAATCCGAGAGATCGTGTGATTAAAGCGCGTGCTGTTGCCATTTAAGCCGAGGGCGAGTTGCCCCGCCCCCACTCCATTTAGCTAGTGATACGACACGCCAACTCGGGCCGAATTGCCTTGTAGCCGTAGAGGATATCTATTCGGCAAGGTATCTTATCCGTGGCGATATCGTACTGCCGCACAATCCGTAGGCTGATTCCGTCGAACTGCTTCCGAGCCGCAAAGTCCACGCTTTCCGGCATCACCAAGTCACCCGTGGCGAATGCAAAAGCATCCTTGTGGTATGCCAAGTTTTGCGCGTAGCTTGTGGACGCCGAACCCAATGCAGTCACCGCCGCGTTATCTGCCGGCAAGGAGTCAACATTCTGGCGTGCGCCACTGCTGTGCAATGTCGGAGAGAACGTCACGAGGGTAGTCGTTGCTGCTGTAACAACAAACTGTTTTTCGTGGGTATAAGCCACTTTTGTCTCTTGGTGCACATCAAGAACACCCGCAATTGTGAACACCGAACCAACAGCGAGCGCTGCGGTAAATCCGTCAACGATCAACGTAGAGGCACCAGTAGCCGCTGACGCGTCATTGACGGCACCGGCCACATCTGCGCCGTTAGTGTGCACATATCCTCGATCATTTTCATGCCAATCGAATCCCGCGCTCCGTCCCATGTAGCCTTCCCTGTACTGTTTTGCTACCTGAGCTGAATCGTGGAACAAGCCGTTGAGAGCGTTGACGATAACCGCCGATGCACCTGAATCGGTTTGTATGCACCGCTTGTCATCTTTATTTGCCAATGCCTGATTGAGCTTGGTACGCGCTTGCAGGTAAGGCAAAAGAGTCGCGGGCACCGTTCCGGGTGTGCCAACCGACTGGTAGACTTCCTTGGTCATGTTGATCGCGTCAGACTCCACAGCACTAGCCAGCGATGCCATAGCTGGTGCAATGTAGTCGCGGCTGAAGTCGTTCAAATCCTGCGTTAGTTCCGCAGTTGTGAACGTCATAGCTACATGCTTTTGGGTCGCCGTGGTGAGCGTCACCGATTCAGTCGTTACATCCTGCGTGCTGATTGCAGCACCGTCGGCAACGGTGAATTGATTCGGCAGGCGGATACGCAATGCGCTGCCGGCTTTGCCGCCTTCTTGAGCGTGCGAATTGTCGTAGCTCCGGTTAATAGTGCCCACAAATGTCAGCTTTTCGTGCAGCACACGAAGCGCCTCGTTTGTGATCATGTCAACGGTCAGATTAGTGTTAGCCATCAGTTAAGTCTCCAAGCAAGAGGATTATCGGTGTACCTCCGCATTGCGCCGTTTGATCCACTCGCCGGTTTCGAGATTGTCGCTCAATCCATTGTTGGAAGAGCCAGAACTTCGATTCGGCTTTCGAGGTGGCGGTGCTGCGGAAGCTGTTTTGCCTCCCGCTAAATTCGCTGAGAGTTTGCCCAACTCCATCAATTGATTGATTGGAGGCATGGCGGATATCTTCTCGGCTATCTTGGGATTATTCCCGAGGTGGTGCCAAAGTCGATGTCCGTCATCGCTAGAAAGGATTGCTTCGCCCATCGTCGGGCTAATGTGTAGATCCTGATTTTGGGTGATAGAAACGAAGTCTTCGAATTCTTCCGTGCCACGTTCCGAAACGTCATCACGGGTTGAATCGAATGTACTCTGTGCCTCCACTGCGTGCGCTTGCTGCTCACGTTCTGCGCGGGTTTGATTCTCCTGCGCAATGTAAGCTGCTGCGGCCTGTCGTGCTTTGTTCTCGGCTTTTGCTTCGATAAAACTTTCGTAGTCGTCGAAGTCATCCCGATTAACTGCGGCTTCAGGTTGAGCTTGAGGTTGTGGCTGTCTCGCTTCTGCTAGTTGCCTCTCTAAGTCTCGCGATTTTGCGGTTAGCTGTGCGATCCTCTGGTGAGCATCACGACGATTCCTGCGCTTCGGTGTTTCTTCCTCTGCCGGATTGTCGTCTGCTACTGCCAGAACATCTGTAGAGGGTGCCGTGTCCTCCTGTACTGTTGAAACCGGGCCGGGTGGCTCAATCTCAATGTCGGCGATATTGTCGTTATCCATTGCTGGGTTCCTACTGGCGACTAACTTTGCGTTGTCGGTTACTGCAACGTGTTGGAAATGCCACCTGTGACATTTCCATCCGAGTCAGTTTGGACGGACAAGCTTTTCGGCTTGGCCATTTCTTGCAACATAGTGGCGAGAATTTCGCTGTTCTGCTGCGTTGATTGAGCCAGCGCTGCAAGTATTTGCTGCGTTGACTCAGCGCCAGAGCTAGCCACCTGGACAAGCTCGGCGATTGATTCATATTCGGCTACGTTCTTTTCGGCAGTCATCGTGAGCGCCATCTGCGATTCTTGCTGCTTCGCAATCAGT